ATTATATATTATGGAGTGATTAATAATATATAACAATCTAGGTTTTAGGATCTGCTATAGTGACTTCATTAAACTTCTTAAAATACTTATATCGGTTGGTTTCTCTTAGACTCATATCAATCAAAAGAAAGCTAAACTTATCGTCGTTGTCAAAGACATAGTCCATAATTTGTTGCCAGTGTTTTTTACTAAACGGCATCGTTTCAGTACATATTGCTTCCATTTCCAATTGGTTCTTTGGACGGAAGGTGACGAAGTGAGACATATTATTACGAATACCCATCGGTAAGTCTCTAAACTTTTGCACTAATATAAACACGCTACAAAATAGATGCCGACGATTTTGTAGAAGAGATACAAGTTGTTTTTCTGCTCCCGCCGACTTACGTAGTTGTGCCCCAATATCGTCTAAGATCAATACCGTATTTTCTTCTTCCTCACGATTGCTTTCAATCATTTCAAATATCTCATTCATCGTAGTGTTATTAAATGCTTTAAATTTTTGTTCGCTAGGAACGTCTGCAAATACATCTTTCTTGGCGGATTTACCTGAACCTAATGTAGGAGAGCATATCAATATTTTATCAAAACATTTTCTGTAAGATTGCCTAATCCCATTCACTTTTTTAGCCGACATGATACTTGTAAGCAGAGTGGTTTTGCCCGAGCCACTAGCTCCGCTAATAATAAAATTAAATCCCGAACAAGGAGGTAAAGGGTATGGTATATCAGGTGCTAAATGTTGATCCAAATTGTTTGGCGTATTCATAATTTTAAGTCGCTTATTTGGGGTCTCTTTTATTTCAAGAGCCATTTATATATTATACCTAGACAAAAACAATTGGCTCAACCGATTCTTTCTTCTTTTCTGGTTCTAGTTTGGCAGCACGACGTATTTCCCTTGCTTTTTCTAATGCTTGTTTTTGTTTTTCGTTTGGAACTCTCTTAACGGGCTTCGGCTTAACGAGTTCCGCTTCAGCTTCGGGCTCCTGTTCGGGTGCTTTAGGTTTCTTGGTATATTTCCTCTTCGGCTTTGGTTCCGGCTTTTCGGGTTCTGGCGCTTTAGGTTCTGCTTTAGGCTTCTTGGTATAGGTTCTTTTTTTCTTTTCAACAACAGGCTCCAGCTTTTCGGCTTCCGGCTCGGCTTCCGGCTCAGACTCGGGCTCGGGCGCTTTAGCTTTCTTATTATAGGTTCTTTTTTTCTTTTCAACAACAGGCTCAGACTCGGACTCAGACTCTGGCTCGGACTCTTTAGCTTTAGGTTTGCGAGGTGCCCGTTTCTTGACTGGTTTTGATTTTTCAAGTGGTTCAACTACTTCTTTTGTTTGATCGGGTTCACTTTCTGTATCGCTAAGTGTTTGCAAGTATGACATTCCTATATGTATAACATTAGAAAATATTTTCTCTTTAAATACATATGGACGAAACTGCCGAGAATAAAGAACTCCTAAATATCAAACAACAAGAGGAGTTTAAAAAAAACATTCACAATACTTACAACCTAATCAAGAGAGATACAGAATATATACCTGCGACAGAGGAGTTAAACGATGCCAACAAAGGATTATGGATAGAACACGATGATAGTGATTTTGCTAAAGTATTTAATGGATTACTGGATTACACAAACGACGACGAGGAATTTGATAATTTGGATTGGAATAGTGTCAATTATGAGGTCTATGGCTCAGATTATTACCAAGAACGCTTTCCAGGATTTGCCGATGAAGTCTATGAGATACTTGCTAAATCTACTGAACCCGAAAGTAAGATTGTAGATCACAGAGTCCCGCCACTCAAAATAACGGATGGTGAGTTTATTGTTAAATTTGATTAAACGCTAATTAGGTTTGATTTATAAAGTCTTGGTGTCGTTTTGTCTTGAAATGTCCCGCTTTGCGGTTAGGCGTGTATTTACCACCACAATCACAATTAATTTTATCGTTCTTGTATTCTTCGTACGTGCGAGTTGGTTTGACGTATTTTATTCCATTTTCAACAAAATCTAAATGTCGTTGTGATTTTTCGTGCTGCGATTTATTTGTAATAGAGTTTTCTATTCCACATACGCATACGTATCTTGCGTTTCGTCTTTTATTAATTTCATCTTTATTCGCATTATACCTCACACGCTCTTTGACTGATAATTCTTGTCTATGTTCTTGGCGATAAAGTGCTTTATCTTGTTTTCCAATCTCGCTTTTACTTCTGTCTCGTTTATCTTGTAATAATTCTTCTCGTGTTTTATAAGGTATAACTTGATTGATACAGGGGAAGTTTTCAAAATAATATCGCTCTCGTTGTTTGAGTTCTTCAATAGGACGTTCTTCTAAAACGCTAAATGTATAATTGCCTCTATCCAATATTTGTCTTGACTTACATTGACGTTTGGATAGTTGTTTTTCCGTAGAGCATTTGTGAGATGATATTCTATTGGAATACCACTTTGTAGACCCATAATAGTCTTCGCCTGTGATATTACAATGTATTTTATATATAGTGCCCATTGTAGTCATTATATATAAATTAACGTATGGAGTGTTTAAATCAATTTTTTAATAAACTCCCCAGACATTTATACCGATATCTGCCAAACATTGGTTCCGCGGGAGTTAAGCGACAACAAAACTGTAAATTGTGCAAAGAAATCGAGCTGAGCGGCAACCGAAGTATTGGAATATACACCACGATAATTGACTGTGGAGGATATGGTACTAATACCAGAATATAATCGTTGAGAACGGCCATCTGATAAACCCGTTTCCATTTCGATTGCGGAAATAAAAGAACCGATATTGGAAGCCGAAGCAGCTGTAGAACCGTCTTCCGTGCCGTCAGCAGTGTCGGCTTGGTATGGTTGAATAATACCATTAACAGATTGCCCGTCAAGACCATTAGATTTAAGAGTAGCCGAAGCACCAAAAACCGCAACGTTGAAAGACGATTGCTTATCAAAGTTGACAAGTGAGTGATCGCTCAATAAGAACTCGGCAAGTGCTTCGGCACATTTACCTTCCACTTTTACAGGGCGGGCTGGGTATTGTTCGCCGTTGACGAAAATAGAATATTCACTCAAACTATTTTTAATGCGATTTCCAAGCGAATAAGCACCTTGGGCGTTTACAGTTGCCGTTGGGCGATGGCAAACAATTACTCGTTCTAAAGACGATACGCTAATACCAAGATTCGCCGTTACAGCGGTTGAACCAGCAACCATTGTGGAACCAACGTTCTGATAAGACGAAGCAAGAATATTATACTGTCCGCCAGTCATCGCATCTACTTGGGCCTGTGCCCCTGGACTTAGTTCCGTAAAGACACATACCAATTCCACCTCTGTAAAATCAATTTTGGTAGAAAGACCTTTGGTAGCGACGGCTGCCGATTCCAAAGTCAGTTTAAATTGGACTGGGGCAGAGGAGAATAATGGCATAAGACGATGAGGAGTGGTCATACCAAACGGGTGTAGTACAAATGGCACACAGTAGGTTGCCCCAGCAACTGCAGTCGTAAGTGATTCACCACTTTGAGTTCCGCCTAAAGTTCCCATAAGAACATTACCTACGCCCGCCTTGAAAGCAGGTGAAGAATCTGAATCCATAAGGATAGTCATTAAAGTATTCCAATTTGGCAGATCAAAGATTTGGCTGCCAGCGGTCTGGCATTGTACCCGAGAAATAAAGCCAGCTGCTCCACATCTGTCGAGCTTAGCAGCACCGGTTGACTTAGCGTTGAATTTCAAGTAACATTGGTTCCAATTGCAGTACGTACCCGCTAGGTTGGATGGCATGTCAATATTCACAGTCTGCCCATCCGTAAAAGTTTGGCCATTCGAGGGCGAAATTTTCACACGGTAAGAACGACTTGCCACGGCTCTGCGTTTCATGTTTGGATAATTGAGAGATTCGGCCATAGCATCGGGAGCAGACATTATAGTATAATAATACATTATATTATAATTTCGTTTTGTTTTTTGATTTTTTGCTAAAGGAACTTTGATTATACGAGCTTACTTCCTAAACCAAAAACGGCTTTGCCCGCCGCTCCTCCTGCCTCCAAAGCCGATACTACAGGTAGTGTTTCTGGACCTGCTAAGGCTAATACTCCACCTGCCGCCATCGCAACATCGGATGCTTTCAATCCAAGTCTCATAATATGATGGGCTTGCTTTTTTAGTCCTAAACGATCGCTTGCAGGTTTCTTCATGCCAAAGACTCCCATTATAGTATTACTTCCTATTTTATTTATTATTCTCTTATGAATTCGTTTGTCTCGGGATTGTATACACCAGTCAAATCTGCATTTTCTTTTGTGACTTCAGCTAATTTCCTTAACTCATAGTTCAGAGTGCCCTCCTCCATAGATCGCATTTCTGCTTTGTAAATATATTCTATCTTTAAAGTAATCTGAGCATCGTTGCTAAATATATTCAAATCATTCCCCTGAGTATCTGTTAGAGTAAATTGGATGCTCGTAATCGTTTGCTTTCCTACGAGGAACCGATGTGCTTCCATAGGTCTATAGAAAATCATATATCCAAAAGGAACATTATTATCTATTCTAACTATAGCATCATCCGTTAATCCTTTTGA